GGTGATCCTGCGGCCCGCTCTTTCGCTAGCGGGAGCCCCGGCAACCGTTTAAGCCAAGATCCCAGTCCCTGACTACAAAAACCCCTTCCCCGGTCGCACCTTTAACTGCTCCGTACGCTGATGTTAAGCGTTTAAGAGTTGCGATAAGTGCTGATCAGCTTCAGTGATTTCGCCCGGCTCAAAGGTGTGTCAGCTCCAGCGGTAACGACTGCCTGCAAGGCGCGCATCACAGACGCGATCGTTGAGCACAACGGCAAGCGGATGCTTGACCGCGATAAGGCGCTGGAATTGTGGGACCGCAACACCAAGCGCAACGGATCTGAGCGAGTGTCTGCAGGCGCCAAGGATCGCGACCGCCGAGAGCTGGCGCCTGATGTTGCTGGCGCGCCGCCACCGCCGCCGGTGCATGTGCCCGACACCACCGGCGACCAGCTCAAGAGCCTGATCATGGGGCTGCCAGAAGATCAGATACCAGGCCTTGACGTAAGCCGCGAGCGCAAGGAGCACTACAACGCCGAGCTGGCCCGGCTGCAAGCGCTGAAGGAACGCGAAGACCTGGTGACCACCGCTGATGTCAAGCGCATGGCCAGCGCGCTGGGCCGGCAGATCCGTGACAACATCCTGGCAATTCCAAATCGCGTGGCTCCGTTGCTGGCCGCAGCGCGAGACAGCGCCGAGGTGCATCGACTGCTCAGTGAAGAACTATCCACTGCGCTGCGAGTGTTGTCCAATGGCTGATGGCTCGCTGCTCTACCGAGAGTCCCTGCTGGCTGCGCTGGCGCCGCCATCGGCAACGACGGTGAGCGAGTGGGCGGACCAGCATCGAATCCTGAGCGGCAAGGGAGCCGCCGAGAAAGGCCCCTGGCGCACGGAACGCACGCCGTACCTGCGCGAGCCAATGGACTGCTTGAGCCCAAGCAGCTCAACGCGCCGCGTGGTGCTGATGTTCGGCAGCCAGATGGGCAAGACCGAGGTGATCCTGAACTGGCTGGGTTCAATCATCGACCTATGGCCTGGGCCGACGCTGCTGGTGCAGCCAACGCTCGACATGGCCAAGCGTCTCAACCGCCAGCGGCTTGATCCGTTGTTGCGTGAGACACCGCAGCTGGTGGAGAAGATGGCACCGGCGCGCAGCCGCGACTCAGGGAACACGATGTTTCTCAAGGAGTTCGACGGCGGTTTGTTTGTGCTGACCGGCGCCAACAGCGGCAGCGGTCTGCAGTCGATGCCAGCCGCCTACCTAGCGGCCGATGAGGTGTCGAGCTATCCGATGGAGGCCGACGACAAAGGCGATCCACTGGAGAACGCCGAAGCGCGCACCAGTACGTTCCCTATGGGCAAGGTGCTGATCACCAGCACACCCGGCACACGCGGCGCCTGCCGCATCACGCAGGAGTTTGAGAGCAGGTCCGATCGACGCCTGTATCACGCATGGATGCCGTGCTGCGGCGCCAACGAGGTGATCCGCTGGCGCGAGCACATGGTATGGGACAGGGCAGATGGTGATGTGTTCTGCCAATGCCCGGCGTGCGGTGAGCGAGTGGCTCAGTACCACAAGCAGCAGATGCTGAGCAAAGCGATTTGGACACCTACTGCCAAGGGCGATGGGATGACCGCAGGCTTTCACCTGCCCGGCTGGTATGCGCCACTGGGCTGGACGAGCTGGGAACAGATCCGTGATGAGTTCCTGCGCGCCAAGGCTGATCCGCTGCTGCTGAAGGGCTGGGTCAATAAGCGCGCCGCTGATGCCTGGGAAGACGAGAGCTTGGCCAAGGTCAGCGCTGATGGCTTGATGGCACGGGTGGGCGGCTACGACCACGGCAGCTGCCCGGCTGGTGTGCTGGTGGTGGTCATGGCGGTGGACGTGCAGGACACCTGGCTTGAGGTAACGGTTTGGGGATATGGCCGCGGCGATGAAGCCTGGCGGATCTGGCACCAGAAGATTGACGGCGATCCTGGGCAGGATCACGTCTGGCAGCAAGTGACCACGATCCGCGAGATTGCCTGGCCGCATGAAGCCGGCGGCACGATGAAGGTGATCCGTTGCGCAGTGGATACCGGCGGCCACTACACCGGCGAAGCGTATGAATACTGCCGCCGGTACGCAAAGGATGGCGTCACTGCAATCAAAGGATCAAGCCAGCGCAACACCGCAGTGCTGGGTAAGGGCACAAAGCAGGACGTGAACTACAAGGGGAAGATCATCAAAAACGGCGTGACGCTCTACATGGTTGGCACCCATGCAATCAAGCGGACGATCTACAGCCGGCTGAAGATTGAAGAACACGGGCCAGGATTCATTCACTTCGACAACGCCACCACCGATGACTACTTGCAGGGCCTGACCTGCGAGCGACTGCAGCCGCGCTACGTCAAAGGGTTTCAGGTGCTGGAGTGGGTCAAGCCAAGCGGCGCTCGCAATGAACCGCTCGACCTGAAGGTGTACTGCCTGGCAATGCTGGAACTGCTCAAGCGCCGCTACAACCGCGCCACGATGTGGGACCAACTGGAAGCCGGCCTAACGAAAGCCGCACCCGAGACCACCAGACGCCGACCTGCTGCAGCACCACGGCCAGGCGGATTCGTGTCTGGCTGGTGATCCATAGCCTGAGGCCATGACAGTCCCTGCGACAATCCGCGCTGGCGACACAGTGGCATGGGTGGAGCCGGCTGCGCTCGACCTGGACGGCAACGCTGCCACGTCAGCGGCTTGGACGTTTACGACGTTTCTGCGCTTCAACGCTGCCAGCGAAGGCGCCACGGTGACCGGCACAGCTCGCGCCGATGGCGGCTGGAATATGGCGATCACCGCCACCACGTCGAGCGCATTTGATACCGGCGTCTGGAGCTGGCAGAGCCGAATCACCAGCGGCGCCACGGTGATCACCGTGGGATCTGGCACTACGCAAGTGCAGCCAGGCCTGAACTACACCGGCACGCCTGCCGCGTTCAACGGCCAGAGCCAGGCCGAGCAAGATTTAGCAGCGGTGCAGGCTGCTATCCGCTCGATCGTCAGCAAGGGCGCCAAGTCGTACACGATCGGCAGCAGGAAGTTTGACGCCGCTGACCTAGCCCAGCTGATGCAACGGGAATCACAGCTCAAAGCGATCGTCGCCCGCGAGCGTGCCGCCGAGAAGGTGGCCGCCGGCCTGGGTGATCCGCGCTCGCTATTCGTGAGGTTTGGAAGATGAGCAAGCGCAAGAAGTCACAGCCACAGGCCCCGGTCGCACCACGCCGCCGCGCCTACGAGGGCGCCATGGTCTCGCGGCTGACCGCTGACTGGGTAACCAGTTCGACATCAGCAGACGCTGAGATTGATGGCAGCTTGGTTCGGTTGCGCAATAGGGCGCGGCAGCTGGTCCGCGACAACGCCTACGCCCGCCAGGCACTGCGCGCCATCGGCTGCAATGTGGTTGGCCATGGTATTCGGATGCAATCACGCATCCCGATGCAGCGCGGCAGCGGCCGGCTTGATGAGCGTTTGAATCGTCAGATCGAGAGCGCCTGGGAGCGCTGGTGCCGCCCATCGACCTGCCACACCGCTGGCCGCTTGAGCTTCGTGGAGATCAGCCGCCTGGCCATTCAGGCCATTGCTGAATCTGGCGAGGTGTTTATTCGCTTGGTGCCGCAATCCTTTGGCGGTGGCAACACGCCGTTAGCGCTGGAGATCCTTGAGTCTGACCTGGTGGACGAGGGCAAGACCGTCGGCCCGGACGCGAATGGCAACGAGTGGCGCATGGGCGTCAAGACCGACCGCTGGGGCAGGCCGATTGCATACGCATTTCGCACCCGGCACCCGGGCGACATCGCCGGCAGCGTTGGTTACAAGTTGGTCGAGGTGCCCGCAGATGAAGTTCTGCACCTCGCGCTGTTGGACCGCCCCGGCCAGACGAGAGGCGTAACATGGTTTGCTGCAGCCGTCAAGCGCCTGCATCACCTAGCAGGATTTGAGGAGGCCGAAGTAGTCAGGGCCAGGGCATCGTCCAGCCTGATGGGCTTCATCCAAAGCCCCGAAGGTGAACTGGTTGGTGATGACGTTGAAGATGGCGAACGGGTTTCAAATTTTGAACCTGGCGTCTTCAAGTACCTGGCCCCGGGCGAGAGCGTCAACGTGCCACAGCTCGACGCACCAGACGGCCAGTTTGAGCCATTCCTGCGCGCAATGCTGCGCGCCGTGAGCGCCACCACTGGTGTGCCCTATCCCACGCTGAGCAGCGACTACAGCCAGACCAACTACAGCAGCAGTCGGCTGGAGCTGCTTGAGGCCCGCGAGAACTGGCGCAGCCTGCAGCAGTTCCTGATTGAGCATCTGCACCGGCCAGTGTTTGAGCGCTGGCTGGCCGCATCAGTCGGCGCCAGCGCCATCAACCTCCCCGGCTACGAGCTAGCGCCCGAGCGCTTTGAGGCCGTGCAGTGGTTCCCTCGCGGCTGGGGCTGGGTGGACCCACAGAAGGAGGTGGCTGCCTATAAAGAAGCGGTGCGCTGTGGCTTCGCTACTCAGGCCCAGATCGTGGCTGAGCAGGGCGGCGACCTGGAAGACCTGCTGATTGCTCGCGCTGCAGAGGTGGAGCGCGCCCAGCAGCTAGGCATCCAGTTCGACACCAACCCAGCCGACGATATGCAGGGCGGCGCCGCATCAGCCACGCCCGAGACCGACGACGAGATCGACCAACCAGATCAACCCGACCAAGACGACAACGAAGACGACCTGGAGGCGTTGAGCTGATGGCCAACGTCAACGGGACAGAGATCAACCTGATGCCGACCGCCGGGATGCGCACCGAGGCTGAGCGCTATCGAGCATGGAAGGCTGATGGCGAGCCTGGCGGCACCGACGTGGCAGCCGCCAGGGCCAGCCAGATATTGAGCGGCGACGAGCTGAGCCCGGACACCGTGATCACCATGCGAGCCTGGTTTGCCCGGCATGAAGTTGATAAGCAGGGCGAAGGCTTCAGTCCTGGAGAGGATGGCTATCCCAGTCCCGGCCGCGTGGCATGGGCGGCATGGGGCGGTGACCCTGGCCAGACCTGGAGCAACAGCAAAGGCGCCGCAATTGAGAACGTCAGAGAGGACCGAGCCCTAGTGCATAGCCTGAGGCCAGATACAGCCTTGCCGGTGCAACATCGAGACCTTAACCGTGAGCCGCTCCGCCGCGTTGCGTCATTCGATGCCAGCGCGATTGGAGAGGAATCACGGTCGCTGGAGTTCAGCTTCAGCAGTGAGGCCCCGGTAGCTCGGTGGTTTGGAGACGAGGTGCTAAGCCACGACTCCGAATCTGTTGATCTCACCCGCCTCAACGATGGCGCGCCCCTGCTCTGGAATCACAATCCAGATCAGGTGCTCGGCGTTGTTGAGCGCGGGTGGATTGACGGCGAGAAAAGGCGCGGGATGGTCGCGGTTCGGTTCAGCCGCTCAGCATTTGCTGAGGAAAAGCTGGCCGATATCCGCGACGGCATCCTGCGCAATGTCTCCGTTGGCTACAGCATCAACGACGCGGATCAGACACGCGACGGCTCCATCGTTGCGACCTCATGGCAACCCCATGAGGTTTCGGTGGTGTCGGTCCCTGCTGATGTCTCCGTCGGAATCGGGCGCCAGCTCGATGCCACAACCGCGGCCCCGGCCGCAGACCAAACCCAATCCCAAATTCAACCCGTGGAAAACACCATCAACCTTGAAGAGGTGCGGGCTCAGGCTGCGGCCGACGAGCGCGCCCGCGTCTCCAGCATCACCGGCCTTTGCCGCACCCACGCCGCTGACGATCTGGCCCAAGGCCTGATTGAGCGTGGCGCTTCTGAATCTGATGCCATGAAGGAAGTGCTGGCCGCCATCGGCAAGCGCGCCAGCCAGCCTGCCGCCCCCAAGGCAGCCGCTGCTCAGCCCATCGCCTCCGGTGGTTCGGCTGATATTGGCCTGAGCGACAAGGAAGCCCGCTCCTACAGCTTCCTGCGCGCCATCCGTGCACAGGCGTTCCCTAACGATCGCTCTGCATACGAGGCCGCCGGCTTTGAGCGTGAGGTTTCCGCTGCTGTTGAGCAGCAGATGGGCGTCAGCGCTCGCGGCTACCTGATCAGCAATGAGGTGCTCCAGCGTGATCTGACCGTTGGCACTGCCTCTGCAGCTGGTGATCTGGTCTTCACCGATGCACGGCCTGGCAGCTTCATCGAGCTGCTGCGCAATCGCCTGGCGCTGAACACCCTTGGCGTCACGATGCTGAGCGGCCTTAATGGCCCTGTTGCTATCCCCGCCCAAAGCGGTGCTGGCACTGCCTACTGGGTGGCTGAGAAGGGCGCGCTCACCGAGAGCAGCCCCACGGTTAATCAGGTGAACATGACGCCGAAAACCCTCGGCGCCTACACCGAGTTCAGCCGCCGCCTCCTGCTCCAGTCGTCTATCGACGTGGAGACCATGGTGCGCAATGAACTGGCCACCGTGATCGCTCTTGAGATCGACCGCGCTGCGCTCTACGGTTTGGGCAACACCAACCAGCCCCAAGGCTTGAAGCTCATCACCGGCATCAACACCAAGGACTTCAACGCCGCCGCTCCTACTTACGCCGAATTGGTGGAAATGGAGACGCTTATTGCGGCCGACAACGCCGACATCGGCGCCATCTCCTACGTCACCAACTCGACCATCTACGGCGGCTTCAAGACCACCGAGAAGGCCAGCAGCACCGCTCAGTTCGTCCTTGAGCCCGGCGGCACTGTGAACGGTTACAACGTAGTCCGTTCCAATCAGGTTGCATCTGGTGATGTATTTCTGGGTGTTTGGGATCAGATGATCATGGGCACCTGGGGTGCGCTGGATCTACAAGTGAACCCCTACGCGTTGGATACCTCCGGCGGTGTGCGGGTAACTGCACTCCAGGACGTTGACGTAGCTGTGCGCCACCCCGAGGCGTTCACCCGCGGCAACAACACCCTTTGATCTGAGACATAACGATGCTGATTGAGATCCTCCGCCAAACATCCATCAAAGGCATCCCCGCAAGGGTTGGTGAATTGATTGATGTATCCGATGCTGATGGCCGCTACCTAGTCGGTAACGGCAAAGCAAAGGAGGCGGAGACTCAACCAATCGAGATGGCATGTCCCATGCCTGAGGCGCGGAAGCCTCGCCCCCGCAAATCTACCCCCGCCTGATCAATGGCCATCTTTCAACAAACACTGGAGAAACTCCAGCACTTCCCGCTCCACCCTGTCGCGTCTGAGTCCGCCACCTTCACTGGCGCCACCACCAACATCGCTGACCTCAACGATTTTGACGGTGACATCCAAGTGATTCTGGATGCTGGCGCTGCTGCTGCTTCCGGCACCATGACCGGCAAGATCCAGCACAGCGACACCACGACCGCTGGCGACTTCTCTGACGCAACCGGCGGCGGCTTCACTGCCGTTGCCCAGGCCGCATCAAAGCAGGTGATCACCCTGAATCGTGACGCTCTCAAGCGTTACATCCGGTTCGTTGGCACCATCGCCGCCAGCGGCACCACCATCTACTCCGTCAACGGCTACGGCCTGAAGAAGTACGGCTGATGACACTCACCGAGAACCTAGATGCGTTCTTGGCAGACTTCGGCGTCAGCGTAACTGCTGGCGCCGTTTCTGGTGTTGGTATCTTGGACATGCCAGGCGAGCTGGTGGCTGATGGCATGATCATCACCACTGACTATAGCCTCAGGTGTGAGGCGTCAAAGTTTGGAACGTTGGCCTATGGCGCGTCAATCACGGTTAACGGCGCGGCCTACACAATCCGCGAGAATAGACTGATTGAAGATGGTGTGTTCTGTGAGATCACGCTTCAAAAGACCTGACCCCCACCACTGGATCTGATCATGGCTGACCTGGTTGCCGCAGTACGAATCAACAAGCCGGACATCCCAGGTGAGCTGGGTGATCTGTACTTTCCCGCATCTCAAGGTGTTGCCGGCAAGGCCTACCGCTCTACTACCACCTTCGTTCGCCCGAGCAACACCACCGCCTACGCCGCTGGCGACGTTGTTGGCGCAACTGGCGGATCAGCGATTCACACGCTGACCACGGCAGGGCCAAGCGGCGGATATGTTTTGATCCAGTCAATTTCAATGGCAACGCATGACACTTCGGTGCCAGCAGGAATGTCGTCCTTTAGGGTGCATTTTTACAATGCAAGTCCTACTGCCATTGCAGATAATGCAGCTTTTGATCTTCTGACCACGGATCACGGCAAATATCTAGGCTACGTTGATCTACCTACGCCGCAAGACTTTGGCAGTTCAATTTATACGCAAACCGACTACGCCGGCAGGCTGATCAAGCTGGCAGCGGCTAGCACAAGTTTGTTTATTGAGATTGAAACCAGGGGCGCTTTTACGCCTGTGTCTGCTGTGTCATTTGATTTGTCTGTAGTCACCCTTGAGGCTGGCCTGTGAGTCGTCTGCTCGTTGCTCAGCGTGCGCTAACCGTCCCTGCCTGGGCTAAGGACTTTCTCTGGCGCCGCGCTCGCGCCGTGCCATCGCTTGACCTGCGATTTGCTGACAACAAGAGCCTGATTGATGCAGTCACTGGGCAACAGTTGGTCACGATCACCCGCTCCAGCTCTGGCACGTTTGTGGATAGTGCTGGGACGCCGCAGACGGCAGCAACGAATGAGCCGAGGTTCGACCACAACCCCACGACCGGCGAGAGCTTGGGGTTGTTGGTGGAGGAGGCAAGGACGAATTTGCTGTTGAACAGCGGCACGCTGTCAACCCAGAGCGCCACTGTTACCGCTGTCGCCCATACGCTGCATTTCACCGGCACCGGCACCATCACGCTGACAGGCGTCAGCACCGCCGGCCCGCTGGTTGGCACCGGCACTGGCGAGGCTAATCGGGTCAGCCTGACGTTTACCCCGACTGCAGGCAGCCTGACGCTGACAGTGAGCGGCACTGTTACCAATGCACAGCTTGAGGCCGGTGCGTTTAGGACTTCCTACATCGCCACCACCGGAGCCACTGCCACCCGCGCTGCTGATGTGGTAGACATCACGGGCAGTGCGTTTAGTTCGTGGTTTCGACAGGATGAGGGGACAATGTTTGTTGATGGATCGACTCCTGCTTTTACCGCAACTACTGGATTTGTAGCAATAAATCCTGTTGCAAATAATAACAGGCTTGAAATTCGACAGGGACGCATTAATCCTACTGTGACAGGAGCCACCACTAGCGTTATTTGGACTCAAATTATTGCACCCCCTGCTTTAGTTGCAAATACGTCATATAAGCAAGCTGTGGCCTTTTCAAGCGCAAGCCACGGAAACTCTATCGCAGGAGCCTTGGACACTTCTTCAACCGTAATTCCAGTCATTGCCGCGACTCGACTTATGTTTGGAGTAAGGGATAGCCAAACCGCCCCCATTGGCGGGTTCAGCAGCACGATCCGCCGCTTCACCTTCTGGACCCAACGCCTCCCCAACCCCACGCTGCAATCCATAACCCTCTAGCCATGCACTGCTACAAATTCCAATCCCGCACCCAATTCCGCACACTGGCCAAGGCCGAGGGCCTGCTCACCGAAGAAGGCGAGCTGATTACCGCCAGCCACTCCCACGCCATTGATGAGATCGGCACCATCATTAAGGACGACATTCCCAGGAGCGGCTGGCATGTGAACTTTGCCGGTGAGCCGCCTGATGCGTGGGAGAAGTATCTGGTGACGCCGCATTGGCCGGCCAGGGTGTTCTTCGGTGGCGATGCACAGACTGACAGTCAGCACTAGCAGCACCAATGCCATCCAAGCGCGAATCAATCCTGGCGGCCATCGCAACAACCCTGGTTGGCACCACAGGCGTTAGCACCAGGATTTACAGGTCCAGGGTGGAAGCGTTCGCCAGAAACGAAGCGCCAGCGATCGTAATCGAACCCGGCACCGATTCAGCATCAGAGGAGCTGGTGAGTAACTGCAAGATCGACTGGCGGCTGCCGGTGCTGATCGCGGTCTACACCCGTGGCGCCATTCCTGATCAGCTGGCCGATCCGATCATCATCAGCCTGCACGGCAAGCTCATGGCTGACCGCACCCTCGGCGGCTTGGCCATGGACATATTCCCCGGCACGGTGGACCCGCAGATGGAGAAGGCCGATCAACCCGCACTCTGGACCGTCTGCACCTACAACGTGCGCTACCGCTCCAGCGTGACCGATCTGACCACCTAGAGGTGCTCCATAGCCTGTTGATGGCGTTAACACCTGGCGATCGTGGCGAAGGAACTACCCCCTCTCCCATCAGAAGGTGGCTCATACCTATTGGATGCAAAGAAAAACCAATGGGTACTGATCGAAGAAACGCCAGCAGACCTGCCTATCCCCGAGAGCACCAATGGCATTGAGTCGTAAGCGTTTACTGCTGGCAAAAATCGAAACCACCTACGGCACTGACCCGACCCCAGCAGCAACAGATGCGGTGCTGGTGTCAGCCCTTGAGGTGCAGCCCCTGCAGCTGGAGCTGAAGGATCGTGAGCTGATCCTTGGCTATCTCGGCAACACTGAGATGGTGGTGGGCCAGCGCCTAGTCAGCGTCTCCTTTGACGTGGAGATTGCAGGCTCTGGCACAGCCGGCACAGCGCCGAAGTGGTCAGCACTGATGCAGGCCTGCGGGTTTGCTGAAGCTATCGTGGCCTCTACCAGCGTCACCTATGCGCCTGTGAGCGCCAGCTTCAAGGGCGTGACGCTCTACTTCTTCGCTGATGGCGTGCGCCACAAGGTCACCGGCTGCCGCGGCACCTGGAGCATGGCCTTGGAAACTGGCGAGATTCCTAAGATTTCATTTTCTTTCACTGGCATCTTTAACGCACCAACCGACGAGACCCAGCCTTCGCCGACCTTCAGCAACCAGGCCGATCCGGTGGTGGTCAATTCCGCCAACACCGCCACCCTGCAGGTGCATGGCTACGCCGCTTGCCTAAGCGCCTTCAGTCTCGACCTAGCCAACGAGACACCATTCCGTCAGCTGGCCGGCTGCACCCAGCAGGTGATGATCACCGACCGCAAGCCCGAGGGTGAAGTCACAATCGAAGCGCCTACGATCGCCACCAAGAACATCTTCAGCGCCGCTAGCACCCAGACTGCAGGCCAGTTCTCTTGGGTGCATGGCACCACTGCCGGCAACATCATCACGTTTACGGCGCCGACCTGTACTCTGGGCTCGCCAGAATACGAAGACAACGACGGCATCATCATGCTGAAGTTGCCGTTCATGCCTCAGCCAACCGCTGCAGGCAATGATGAATTTACCCTCGCGCTGACCTGATCCATGGGCTTCATCCTTGAGCAAACGCCTAGCTTTTCCTGGCCAATCACAATCAGGGAAACCCAAGACGGCGGCCGCTACCGCACCCACACATTTGAGGCAGTCTTCAAACGGCTGCCACAAAGCCGCATGGATGAGATCGCGCTTGACTATCAGCGCATCAAAAGCTTTGCGGCCCGCGATGAGGTGATCAACGAGCTGCCTACCCGGGCGATCGCCAGCGAGATCCTGATCGGCTGGACTGGCATCTTTGAGCCAGACAACACCACGCAGATCCCCTACTCAGAAGACAGCAAGGCGCAGCTGCTGGAGATCTCCACAGTCGCTGACGTGCTGGTTACGACCTACATCGAGAGCGCAGAGAAGGCCAAAGCAAAAAACTAACAGGCGCTGTGGAGCATCTGCTTCATGGCAGCAGCGCCAACAAAGAGCTGCTTGCTGATGCGGCAGCCTTTGGCATGACCTTGCCAGATGCAATCCTGGCGCCGAAGGTCTACCACATCTGGCCCGAGCACATGGAGGTGCTGAGCCTGTTCCTGCGCTGCATGACGCAATGGCGCTGCGGTGCCAGTGGTGTGATCGGGCTGGACTATGGCGTGGTGTTGCAGATGGCTAGCCTGTATCAGATCACCGAGGATCTGGCCGGCGTGATGGAAGACCTGCAGATCATGGAACTGCACGCACGCGACCTGATCAACAAGGAGGCGAAGTAATGGCACAGATGCAGGCGCTGCTGAAGATCAAGGCAGACGTTGAGGGGTCAGGCGCTGTCCAAGCGCTAGGTCGATCCATTAACGGGCTGGGCAGTGCCGCTAGCAGAGTGTCAGGCGGGCTCAAAGGTATGGCTGGTGCGGCTGGAGGCCTTGCTGGCTCCATGGGCTCCCTGGTGCCGCTGCTGTCCGCTGCGGGCCTGGCAGGGTTGGCAAAAAATTCTATTGACGCAGGAAACAAGATGCACGACCTGTCACAGCAGACAGGCGTAAGCGTGGAGATGCTGGCTAGGTTCAAGAAGGCAGCGGCATTATCAGGCACAACTCTTGAAGCGGTGACAAGCGGACTGGGGCGGCTGTCCAAGGCAATGGCAGCGGCTGTTTCATCTTCTGACTTTGGGCGAATGACCAAAGCCGAAATGGAGAAGGCAAAGGATGCAGTTGAGGAGGGCGAGAAGGAGCAAACCAGAATCGTAAAAGCGCAGGCTGATGAGCGCGTAAAGAAACTGGAAAACGAATCAGATGACAGGCTAAAAGAATTAAACAAGCGCTATCGGAGAGAAGAACAGTTATTGAATGATCAATTTGACGACCAGGCAGACGCTGCAGAACAAGCGGCAGACGATAGAACCGAAAGCCAGATCAAGGCAATTCAACGTGAGTTTGACCAAAGGAAAAAAGCAATTCAATCAAATCAAGCGCTATCCGATGGAGAGCGCGAAAGAAGTCTTAACTCTTTGGAAGACAGCGAAGATAGAGCGCTTGACATTATCCGCAATAATGCAGCGGAGGAAGGCAAGCTGCGTAAGCGTGCGGCGCGGGATCAGAAGCAAGTTATCACCGACCAGCTAAACGAACGCAAAGCCGCAGAAGAGAAAGCCATTCGTGATCGAGTTGAAGGGCAAAAAGCAATCATCCAGCGAGGCGCAGAGGATCAAACCCTAATCAATAAGCGCGCATCAGAGGATGCGATAAAGGCACTCAAGATAGATCCAGGCGATTCTGCATTGGAAGATGAGCTAGATCAGCTGGGACTTACTGGCAAAGGAGCTTCGGATGCATTCCGAGAGCTGCAAGTTTCAATCACAAACTCAGACGGGACACTGCGCAGCTCAGGCGATGTAATGCTGGATATTGCCAATAAGTTCAAGGCCATGGAAGACGGCCCGAAAAAAGCTGAATTGGCAATGAAGCTAATGGGCAGAGGCGGGGCAGAGCTGATCCCAATGCTCAACATGGGCGGCGATGCAATTGAAAAAATGTCGGTAAAAATGACCGCCGCATTTGCCGAAGATATGAATAAGTATGCCGACAAGCTGACAGTGCTAGGAGGCAAAGTCGGCGCCTTTGGGGCAGACATTGCAATTTTGTTGCTGCCACACCTGGAAAAATTGACAGACAACCTAATAAAAGGGCTTGACGCATTTAGAAGCCTTGACCCCAGCGTGCAAGGATTGATTATCAAGGTTGGAGGTCTTGGCATTGGCTTTCTTTTGCTGGCTCCAGCAATCATGGGAGTGATTGGAGTCCTTGGATTCCTAGGGAAAGCGCTTGGCCTGCTAGGCGGCCTAAAGATCGGCGCCACCATCGCCGGCTGGGCGGGAGCCATTGGCCCTGCAATCACGGCAATCAGCGCCGCATTTACCGGCTTCCTGACCTTCCTGACCGGAACCCTGCTGCCTGGTCTGATCGCCTTCTTCTCCGGCCCCGTCGGCTGGACCGTGCTCGCTGTGGCTGCAGTGGTGGCGATGGCAATCCTGTTCCGTAAGCCCATTGGCGACTTCTTCAACTGGCTAGGTGGTGCCATTTCAAAAGCGTTCAGCGGCCTGGTGAAACTGCTTTATCCAATTTTCGTGCAGCCATTTATCGACCTATGGAACAACGTGCTGCGCGGCCCTATCACAACGCTCTTTAGCTGGATTGGCGGATACATCAAAGCCAGTATGCAAACGGCGTATGCGCTGGCTTACGCAGTATTTGTTTTGCCATGGATTCTTTTATGGGACAAAGTATTGCGTGAGCCTATTACGGCTGCACTTGCATGGATAAGCAATGAGTTTAGTTATGCAATGAAAGTGCTTGGCGCGCTGGCGTATCAGGTATTTGTGCAGCCATGGGTTGACCTCTGGAACAAAGTCTTGCGTGAGCCTGTTACGACTGGAATCAAATGGATTCAAGACACATGGACAGGTATCACCACTTTCTTTAACACATACGTTGTCACTCCTATCCGCAACGCCTGGATCGGCCTGACCGAGTTCCTGCCTAAGGCAATGAACGCTATTGGCGACAAGGTAAAAAGCATCTTTACAGGCGTAGTCAACACAGTCAAAGGCGCAATGCGTAACGTGCTGCAGTTTATTGCCAATGCAATTAACTCTGTCGGCAGGCAGGTCAACAAGTTAATCGGTGCCTTCAACCGCTTACCCGGCCCTGATATTCCTTTTGTTCCAACGCTCAGCGTGCCAGCCTTTGCTAAGGGTGGCGTTGTCAACGGTCCCACGCTGGCGATGGTTGGCGAGGCTGGGCCTGAGTACATCGTACCTGAGCGCAAAGCCGCAGCCTTCGCCATGAACTACCTCAACGGCGCTCGAGGTGGTGCTGCAATTCCTGCCTTCGCCAATGGCGGCTTCGTGGGCGGCAATGCCCAGATCAATGTCACCACTGGCCCTGTGATGCAGCAGGGCGGCCAGCAGTACGTCTCCATGGCTGATCTGGAGCGTGCCATGCGAGCAACGGCTAATGGCGTCTACGCCAGCCTGCGCACACCAGCAGGGCGTTACGCCACGGGGGTGCGGTAATGGCTCGCGGCCAATCTCAGTACCTGCGCATCTTCTCTGGCTCCACCACCTACCAGCGCTGGCAGTCCTACTACGTCAACACCAGCGTTACCTGGGAGTCTGCGGCCTGGTCATATCAGCCATTCGATGCTGATGGCATCACCGCTGGCGAGGTGCAATCGGAATCTTCGATCTCGATCACCCTGCCGGCCACCACCAACGTGATGGAGGTGGTGCTGCAGGCGCTTGACGAGGCCCGCCTGGCAGAATTGCGATTATATGAGTTCGACACCATCCAGGGCAACAGCACCCCACAGGCTGGGCAGACGCTGATCGCGTCTTATCTAGGCGAGGTGGTTGGTGTGTCTGGTGGTTTCACATCCATTCAGATGCAGCTAGGCAGCAGCCTTTCACCAGTCGGCGCTCAGGTTCCGCCGCGCACATTCTCCACCCGGTTGATCGGGGCACCCTGCAAATTATGAGCATCATCGGCGGCGATCCCCTTGCGTTCCTAACCGCTCAAGGTGGAGTGGTTGGAACACCATTGACCGAGGCTGGCGCCAGCGGTGCCGACAACCTAGATCAGAAACAGCGCAGCGCAGTTGTTGGCGAGCCGATCCCAATTGTGTTCTGCCGCCGCACTGGTGGCACTGGTGGCGTGCTGATCAGTCCGCCGGCAACAGAGGCCAGATTCTCAGATGATGCATCCAGCAACATCACAGCCAGCTACCACCTGGTCCTGAGTGAGGGCCAGATCGACTCCATCCAGGTGCGTGATGTATTTCAGCGCGCCTGCCGGGTGGGCAGCTTCACCCAGACCTACGACCGGCGAGCTGGCACGTTCGTGGCCGGGAACTTCATCGACAACACGCCAAACCTAGAAGCGCCAACCTATTGCGGCACCAGCGGCACCTATGACGGGCTGAGCACGATGGCGTTTGCGGTCACGATCCCGGCGGGCTTCGATCAGTGGAATCGTCAGGTGCATTGCTTCATCCGTGGCGGGATCTACGTCCCACGGCTACTCGATAGCGTCACCGGGCCAAGCAACAACGTGGCTGATCTGCTGCTGTATCTGCTGCGCAATAGCTCCAGGGTGCCTGAGGCAATGATCGACACCGCAACCAGCTTCCTGGCAGCGGCGACATTCACCAACGCCAACGGGTTCTGGTTCAATGGCGTGGTCAGCCAATCCACCAACCTGCGCGACTGGATCAGCAACACGCTCCAGCATTTCCTGCTGCGTCAAGCGCGAATCGGCGGCAAGGAAGCGCTCAAGCCACTGATCCCAACCAACGCCAACGGCACGATCAAAACCACGGCAGTGAGCTGGGTGTTTACGTTCACCGAGCAGCACATAATCCCAGGCAGCTTTGAGATCACATACACGCCACTGGCAGACCGTAAGCCATTCTGCGCCACGGTGCTCTGGCGCCAGCAGGATGATCTAGGCATCCCTGTAATGCGCACTGCTGAGGTGCGTTATACCGGCACCGCTGCCGATGGCCCGTATGAGCAGCACGACCTGAGCGGATTTTGCTCTACTGAAAACCACGCAGTAAAGGTCGGCGCTTACATCCTGTCCAAGCGCAAGCACGTTACCCACCGGCTACAACTAGGCGTAAAGCCTGACGGATACAACCCAACCCTGGCAGCCGGTGATCTGGTGCGAGTGCGATTGGAGCGTGTGGCATCCACCGGAGCGGACAGCGTTCACGACTACCTCTACGAGGTGGACCGCATCGGCAAGTCGATCACGGGTGAGGTGCAGCTTGACCTCACCCACTTCCCGGTTGATGCCAGCTTGGCCAGCGTGGTGGCACAGGAGGTTAACGCCGCCACAGGCACCGGCCTGTTGTTGCCCACAGGGCTGAGCGGCATTACCTGCGACGTAAACTCTTCAGCAGATACCAGCGTGCCGGCTGAGACATTTACAGCGGGTGTGTTCTCTGACTACACCAGCAATATTGAAGATTTTGGCGGCGGCGGCGGCGGCGGCGGATTTGGCGATGCTGATCCTACGGATGGCAATCCTGATGATGGCAAGGGTGGACAGGATGCGTCGGGCGGATCTGGTTCTGCTGGCAATCTTGAACTGCCTACTCCTGTGCCGTCTGTTGGAGATACAGCTACGGCTCCAATAATTTGCGAGGGTGGCATTACCAGGTGGTACAGGCTAGACCCATCTGTCCCTGGCGGCAGGGTCTATCTCACGCAAGGTCCGTCATACACCATGATAATCAACGATGCAGACTACAGCGTATACGCCGAAACCGAATGCCCTGATCCATCAACGCCTGATGGGTATGGTCCGCCGATTCCGTGGAATCCAACGCCAAAAATTTCTGAGTTTCGCCCGTTGACAAGTGGCACCTTTATCGTCAATTATACCATAAGAGAAATATTCAACACGCTATATTATTGCAGTAACAATACTGTTTACGTTGCCGAATCTGAAATCACATACACGTATTCCAGCACTGTTTTTAGTGTTACTGGGTGGCGCTACGGCAACATGGAAGCCACTGAAACATACATTTGCAGCGGCCCTAATACTGTAACAAGTATTCAAATGGGCATAGTTGTTAAAAAATCTAACGGCACCACGCAGCACACTGGTGGCATGGCGCCAAGCGGCTCCAGAACATTTACGCCGGTCGGCACTTCGTTTCAAGTTTACGGAAGCAAGAGAATAGAATACACTGTAGATAGCATAACGCAAGACGGAATACCGGTAACGCCATGATAAACACGCGGCTTGCTATTTGCAAATGTTGTTCATTCTTTGAGCCTGCGCTTCAGCGATGTGCGTTGTGTGGGTGCTTTATACAAATCAAGGCCCGCATCCCGCAATCTAAATGTCCTGACGGTCACTGGTAATCATGGCCACCTTCCCCACGCTCACACCATCCAGCCGCACCTTCACGCCAGGGCGGCACCCGCACTCGGAGATCCCCACGCTGGATGGGTTGCAGGTTCGCGTGCGCTCCAGCAACGTCATTCTGGAGCAGCAGCTACGGCTCACATTCGTGGCGCTGACTGAGGCTGAGATGCTCAGCATCCGCAGCCACTACATCGGCCAGCAGGGGCGCTTCCTTTCCTTTGACATTCCGAGCAGCCTGCTTAGTGGCATGACCACGCCGGCCAACTTCACCCCTACCGGCTACAGCTGGATTTACGGTAGTGCGCCACAGGTTGAGGATATTCCCTGCGCTCAGCGTTACAACGTGACCGTTGAGCTGGTGACGGTGCCACCAGAGGGCGCCAACATCAATGGGGCTGAGTTCACTATCGGCATCACACTGGCAACGGTGACACCACTGGCGCAGACAATCACCATCAGCTTTGCGGCTGGTGCGCCTAGCGTTGAATCGCCAGGGCTTGCTCTCACCATCACCGCATCGCTGGCGGCTGGTGCTGCATCAGGCGCCTAACCTGTAACTATCACCCGGCACAGCTATGGCATCCCTGATCTACAACTCAGCACCTGACGAGATGGCGCGCGGTGACATTGACTTCGACACCAATACCTTTAAGGCGATGCTGGTAACCAGCAGCTACACGCCGAACAAAGATACTCACGATTTTCGCGACGACGTAACCAACGAGGTAAGCGGCACTGGATACACCGCAGGCGGCGTAGCGTCTGCTGTCACCGTCACCAAGGACACCGCCAACGACAAAGTAACCATTCAGTTCGGCGCCGTATCCTGGGCCAGTAGCACCATCACCGCTCGCGGCTGCGTCTACTACAAATCTCGCGGTGGCGCATCAAGCGCTGATGAACTGGTTGCCTATGCCGATTTTGGCAGCGATGTATCCAGCAGCGGCGGCACCTTCTCAGTGGCTGCGAGCACCATCACGCTGCAGAACTAATGGCTACGTTCCCTGAGCTGGAGCCTGCCACCAGGGCCTACGACTTCGGGCTATTCCCGCTGACGGAGCAGCCATCACTGAGCGCTGGCATTGTCAGGTTCAGGCATAGCGTCACGCCACAGAACTACCAGCTGACGATTGGCTACACCGCGCTCACAGACGCTGAGGCAGCGCTGATCCGCGAGCATTACCAGGGCCAGGGTGGCGGCTACAGGAGCTTCCAGCTGCCGCCAATTATTTGGAAGGGACACACCTTCACCGGCAACGTGGCACCAACCAATACCCGCTGGCGATACATCGAAGCTCCAGAAGAAGAACACCGCAGCGCTGGCTACGTCAACGTGACCGTCACCCTTGGATCTGATGGCACCATCGACGCTGAGCTGGGGCTGCAGCCGATTGATTTGACCATCGCCGGCGGTGCTGCTACAGGCGCCTGATCCATAGCCTGAAGCCAAAGCAGCTGAGGCCCGTGATTGAAGTTCTAGCCGCTGTGGCCGGCGCCTCTATCACCTGGGCCGCGATGGGCAGCATGGGGTTTTCACGGCGCAACGATGAAGCGCGGGAGGCCGTCATTCGGCTCACCGCAGGCGTTGAAAACATAGCCACACAGCTACAGATCCTCCACACCGACATCAAAGACGAGCGCAAGGAGATGTTCGGCCGCATTGGCAGCGTCGAGCAGCGCGTCAGCAAGCTGGAGGGGCAGAAATGACCACACCAACCGAGCGCAGCTATCTACTCCGCTGCCTGGTGGGGCTGCTGGCGACAGGAATCATCATCGGCGCCATTGACCTAGCGGCCTGCCGTGTTCGCACCCCAGCGAGCTGCGATCCGCAATCCTCCGCCGTCTTCGCAGCAGTCGGCGCCGCTGCTGGTTGGATCGGCGGCATCCTCACCAAATCCCCACCATGAAAAACATCTTTCGCACCATTGCATTGGAGCTGGGCCGCATCCTGCTCAGACTTGCCGCTGATCGTGTGCTCCAGAAAGAGCTGCCCGCGATCTTTAAGCGCCTTGATCTGACAGTGCCTTACATGCTGATGAACAAGGCCAAGCCGTTGCAGGTTCAGGCTGCCGTCACAGAGGCGATTGAAGAGAAAATCGGCGGTATTGCTACCGCCACCCAGGTAGCAGCTGTGCTCGGCCTCTACGACCCCGTTAAGGCTGCACTGAGAAACATCCGATGACCTACGCCACCGTTCGCGCTGCCGCTGAGCACATCGCCAGAGCTGGCAAGATCACGCCGCACCAGCTGGCGGCATTGACTGCGCACGATGAATCGCTTACCAATGCACAGCGCCAAGAGTTCACCGAGCTGTGGAGGGCGGCCGGGAGCCCGGCGGCGCAACAGTCCGACCTGGCCGCGGCGCTGAAGATCATCAAGGAGTTTGAAGGCCGTTCACTTGACGCCTACCCCGACTCGCTGCACGGCTGGGACGTGGCAACAATCGGCTACGGGTCCACCCGCTACCCCGATGGCCGCAAGGTCAAGCAGGGCGACACGATCAACGCCATTGAAGCGGACATCATGCTGCGGCAAGAGATCGCCCGCATTGATGAGAAGCTGCGCGCAACTGTGCCGTTCTGGGTGGCAATGGCCGACCACCAGAAGTGCGCGCTGATCTCATTTGCCTACAACCTGGGGAGTGGGTTCTATGGCGCGCAGGGTTTTGAAACCATCAGCCGCGAGCTGCGCGGGAAGAACTGGGCGGCCGTGCCCGCTGCGCTGCTGCTCTATCGCAACCCCGGCACCAACGTTGAGGCCGGCCTGAAGCGCCGCCGTGAGGCTGAGGGCCAGCTATGGGCTGGCAATTCACAGACGCGGCTGAGCCCGTCCAGCCCGTTCTCCGCGCTCATCACACCGCATATCACCCTGGGTGAGTTTGCGCTGAATGAGGAGTCCAGGCGGTTCACGCATCAGCACCAGATCGCAACCGCTGCCGATCTGGCTGCGTTTCTGGAGCGGGTGCGCGTGGCCTTTGGTGGCAAGCCGGTGATCATCACCAGCGGATACAGGCCGCCGGCCATCAATAAATCAGTGGGTGGCGCCAGCAGCAGCGAGCATCTCTACAACGCGCCGAGCGTTGGTGCGGTGGACTTCTACATCCAAGGCGCAGACATCAACGCCGTGCAGGGGTGGTGCGATAAGGAGTGGCCTTGCAGCGTCGGATACGGGGCGCCGAAGGGTTTCGTGCATCTGGGTATCAGGGCTGGCCGGCCACGCGTCCGCTGGGATTATTAAATGGCCTTCGACCATCAGATTGATGGAACCGAGCTACTGCCCAAGCGCACCACTAAGTCAAGATTCAGAGCTTCGATATTTGAGGACTGGGGCAGCCGCTGCGCCTACTGTTCCGAGCCGGCCGACACCCTCGACCATGTTCTGCCGCGGCTCAAGGGTGGGCTGACAGTGGCCCAGAACCTGGTGCCGGCCTGCCGCCGCTGCAACGGGGCGAAGGGCAGCGACAATTGGAGGGAATGGTTTGCCGCTCAGGCGTGGTTTTGCGCTGAACGTGCGGCCATGATTGCTGAATGGGTGAATAGTTCTCCACAGACTGAGGTATGACGAACGAGCGGACCTATCAATGTCGCCGCAGCAAAGCCTGTCGGGCGTGGATTGCTGAATCCGGCATTGAATGGCTGCAAGTTTCCAGCGGGCGGCGGCCCGTGTGCCTACCGGGCATGTGCCCCAAGGGGAATCGCAGTGATACGACTGCAGAACTGCTGGCCCTGCAGCTGGAGGTGCGCCGCCTGAAGGCCACTGCCAAGAGCGCCAACGATGGCCAGGAGCGAGCGATCAGCGAAGTGGAGCGACTGCGGGAGCAGCTCTCCACAGCGCTTGACATCGTGGACTGTCCGACCGATTTGGCGATACTGCCGCCGCCGGCTGCCGCTGTCTCGTCATCAGTGCCGATCCTGCTCTGTTCCGATTGGCACTGCGGGGCGGTGGTGCGGCCAGGTTCAGTAAATGGCCTAAATGAGTTTGACGTGGGAATCTTCCACGAACGCGCCCAGGGCCTGTTCAAAAATGCCCTGAAGGTGGTGAATATGGTCCGCTCAAGCGCGATCATCACCGAGATGGTGGTCTGGCTAGGTGGTGACCTGATTGACAACTGGCTCCATCCTGAGCAGATCCAGATGCAGGAGCTAAGCCCCACTCAGCAGCTGATTGAATGTGAGCGCGCCATCGTGGCGGGGTTGAATTACCTGCTTGAGCATGGCGATCTTGAGCGGATCATCGTGCCGTGCAGCCACGGCAACCACGGGCGGACCACCCAGAAGATGCAGGCCGACAACAGCCACGCCACCAGCTACGAATGGCTGATGTATCAGAGCCTGCAGCGGCACTTCAGGAACGAGCCGCGCATCGTCTGGCAGATCGCTGATGGCAACGTGACCTACTTGACCGTGCTGGGTCAGGTGCTCAGGTTCCATCACGGCGATGCCTGCCGCTACCAAGGCGGCATCGGTGGACTCACCATCCCGCTGACCAAGTGGATCCACCGGGCGGACCAGGCGATCAGGGCGGATCACACTTTCCAAGGCCACTTCCATCAGTTGACGCTGGGCCCGAACTGGTCAGTCAATGGCTCGCTGATCGGCCCAACCGCTTACGGCCTGAAGCTGGGATTTGCACCAGAGCGACCGCAGCAGCTGATGCGGTTCATTGATTCTCAGCGTGGGTTCACTGTGTCGGCGCCGATCCTTACTGATTGAGCACCACCAACCTGAGCTGCTCACCAACACACCCACGCCGCTTGCGTTTCATGCGTGGCACTGGCGATGGCCGCACCCTGCACACCGCCACCAGCACCAGCTGAACCGAGTGCGCCGCCAAGGACGCCTGCAGCCGCTCTAGGTGTGATTCCAGCGCCCGCGTCGAAAGGCCCTCCTGACGGGCCAGCTCGGCGCGTGGAATCTCCACGCCATCAAGGCCCCAGGCCAACATCAGCAGCCGCTGATCTGACATCGGCAGCCGGGCGATCATGTTGCGCAGCTGCTCAGCCTGGCGCCATCGCTCGCGCTGTTCTTCTTCATCCTCAATGCTGCGATCGAATGATGCGCATGTGGCACCCAGCTCAAGGCCGTCATCGCTGATTACCTGATCCAGCGAAGCGATCGAGCGGCCGTTCTCCAGCACCTGATCCAGCACTGCCAGCGATACGCCCAGCTCAGTGGCGATCTCCTGGCGGGTGGGCGTGCGGTTTAGTTCCTGCTCAAGGCGGCGGGTGATCGGGCCGATGCGGCCAAGGTGCTGGCAGTGGCTGCCGGGAATCGAGATCAGGCGGGAGTGCTGATCTGCCCAGCGGCTGACGGCCTGACGAATCCACCAGTACGCATAGGTGCTGAACCGATACCCACGGGCCGGATCAAACCGCTCAGCAGCAGTGATGAGGCCCATGTTTGCGGCCTGGATCAGGTCTTCCTGGCCGTGCGCTTTGGCCAACCGGAAGCAGCGCTTGGACACATACGAAACCGCCAGCCGCAGATTGGCCTGCACAAACCGATCACGGGCGCGCATCCCACGGCGCCTGATGCCTGGTGGGCATGGGTCTGGGTGCTGCTGCCAGCGCTGGATGATTGTGCCCAGCTCGATCTCCTCAGCCGGCGTCAGCAGGGGAATCCTGCCGATCGTGTCGAGCCACCATGAGCCGGCCACGAAAATCAGATCGTGAAGACTGCCCCACTATAGGGGTTGAGATGCGGTATTAAAAGGCTAGGGTTGGCGGGTTCAACGCAATCGGCCCATGGCCACCCTTTTTGACCTCACCGGCGAAGCCCTGCACCTTCATCGCCAAATCAACGAATCAGCCGAGCTGCTGTTCAGTGACGACCCAGACGAGGTAGCCGCTGCCACCATGGCGCTGGAAAACCTGATCAGCGCCGAGAGCGACAACCGCAAGGCCGTTGAGGCCAAGGCCGACGCCTGGTGCTGGGTGATCGACCACATGCGCGCTCAGGCCGATGCCCGCGCCGCTCACGCCCAGCGCCTCAAGGACTTGGCCACCAGCGCTCAGCAGCAGGCTGACGCCCTGCAGGAGCGGCTCATCGCAGCACTGCAGAAGGTCGCGCCAGACGAGACACGCTGGGAGCTGCCTGAGCACAAGATCACCAGCCGCAAGACCACGGCCGTCGATGTCACAGCCGATGCGCTTGAGCTGCCGGGGCAGTACCAGCGGATCAAGACCACCATCACCGCTGACAAGACCGCACTGGCCGCAGCGCTGAAAGGTGGTGCGCAGATTGAAGGGTGCGCCTTGGTCGAGCGCCGCAGCTGGAGCATTAAGTGATGCCGATCCACAACCACATCGAGTGCGATGGCGCACTGTCTGACCTGATCCTCCAAGCGGCACGGCAGGCCATCCCCGGCTACGCCAGCCAGCTGATCACGCTGCCCGACTCTGGCCGCCTCAATCAGCCAATTCTGCCGCTGCTGGTGGGGCTGATCGACGCCACGCAGCAGGTGGCTCAGGCCGTTGCTGATAACGCCTGGGATGAATCCATCCCGCTAGACCGCGAGCTGATGGCCGATCTGGCCCGGCAGTCGCGTGCCATCGCCACAGCAATTGAATCAGCCAGCGCCTGCCCTGATGCCCGCAACTAACCCATGGCCTACATCATCACTTACCGGAAAAACAATGAAAATCACACGCTGGAATGGATTGTGCCGACTGGTTGGAGCACAGCTGCGATCTACTCATGTTTCAAGCAGCAATTCCCAGGCGCCACGGTTATCAGCCTTGAGGCCCTGCAGTGATCAGCCTGTTGTTTCGCTGGCTGTCTACAAGGCGCAACGCCGGCGTGCTGTGCTTGCTGCCCAGGCCGCTGCCCGTCGCCGAACCGTGATCAGCTTGGCGCTCTGTCTGCTGGGTCTGGTTGCCTGTGTGGCGGTGCGCGAGCGTGACGTGCAGATCCAGCCGGCCTACGGAGTGATCGCGCCGTGATGCATCACTGCCTGAGGTGCGACGGCGCAACGTTTGTGATTCAATCGCGCCCGACTAAATATGGGCGCTATCGACGTTTTGAGTGCAAGGAATGTCAGCACCGTTTCAATATCTCCTATGGCGGATCAAAGGCCGATCGGTTGATTGATGACGCCGCAGTGATGGCAATTCGTCAATCAACCGACGGCTATCAATTACTGGCTGATCAGTATGGCTGCAGCCGTGAGCTAATCAGGCAGATCCGCATCGGATTGATCTACAAAGACCTGCTGCCCGAGTGGTTCAGGTCACCACCTACGGCAGGTGATCCAACCTGCCGGCAGTGCAAATTCTGGAGCGATGGCTGCAGCATGGGGTTTCCTGATGTCGAGATCGAAGGCCCACGATTCGCCAGGGATTGCTCAGTGTTTGAGGTGGAGCATCCTGCGCACAGTGCTGCGGCTGCACCCCAACCGATCAGCGACGGCCTGCTGGGTGAGCCCGGCTTGGCGCCACCGGCGGGCACGTTGCTGGCGGCTCTCAGTGGCCCAGAGCAGAACGACGATCGGCAACAGAATTAACGCCGCCATCCAGGCGGCGAGGCAAGTGATAGACATGGCTGAAATGCTTTGGTGCGTCAGCCGGGGCGCTCAGGCCTCGCCGGTAGACGCTGGCATGGTAGCAGATCGTTAGGGGGTGGTGGCCTCCAGCTCGGCGGCGATGTCAAGAATGTCCTGGCGGATGGCGTCGGCACCGTTGATGCGGACTGCTAAAGCTCGCAAGGCGGCGGCTAGGCAGTCTTCCTGCCAGTTCTCTTCCAGCCCGCCTAACAATTCGTAGCGATCATCAAACGCTCGCACAATGCTGGCGGCGGCGGGGGATAGTTCAGCCATCTAAGTTTTCCTCTTTAGTGTTGTTGGTGGGTGTGCCCCAGCGGGCGAGGACGGCGCGGGCGAAGTCGAGCGCTGGCAGATCTTCGCCATCGTTATTCGCTTGCCACTCATCATCTAGCCACGAGTGCAGTTCGATAATCTCCATCACCGTCGGCGCCACTGGCTCGGGCTGGGCCAGGGCGGCATAAGTCGCAGCCATAGCGTCCATTAGTTTCTCCGTTAGCTCAAAGGCTGACATTTCGCTAGCCGCAGGATTCAGCTTTGTGTAGAGCTGAATTGCGGTCAGCAGCTCAGCGCAGCGGGCGCGGTAGTCGGGCTTAGTCATTCAGGTAGCGCCTCCAGTGCGCGGCGGATGGAATCGAAGTCGCTCGGGCAAGGCGTGGCCCCGTGCTCTATGTCTACCAAGCAGTTCAGCGCCTGCTCCTTCAAGCTCGGCGGCTTGGGGCGGCGGAGAGCGCGGACGTCAGCAGCGGTGCCGGAGCAGCCAAGAAGCGTCAGACACTTACAACACGCCTCCAATTCCTCGTCAGCGCCCCAGCGAGCAGCCACCGTAGCGATCCTGCACCAGAGTGCCTCGGGGTCTTCATAGTTTTGAAAGCGAGCCCACTTTCTGACCAGCTCAGGCGGTGGGGTGATGGGGTGTTGTTGGTTCACGCCTCCACCTCCACCACTACGCCGGTAGCTGGTGATGCATCAATCAGTTGCAGCACTAACGCGCCATAACGTGTCCACCAATCAGTTGCAACTCGATCCATCGCCGCAATCCATCGCGAATCTGCATTGCGCCACTTTTCAATGGCGTGTTGTTGGCAGCCAATCGCCAGCACATCTGCAGACCATGTAACCGCCCATTGATCAAATTGCGCGGATTTGATTTCGCGCATGTTGCCAATGGCGCCGCAGAGGTTGGCGCCGCAGAGGTTGGCGCCGCAGAGGTTGGCGCCGCAGAGGTTGGCGCCGCAGAGGTTGGCGCCGCAGAGGTCGGCGGCGCGGAGGTTGGCGGAGCGGAG